ACGGGTTTTTCTATCGCTTAATCCTACAATTAAAAAAAAGCCTTTATGCCCCGCGACACCTTTTACAAGAAGAAAGGAATGTTCGCACATTACTGCAAAGGGGATGCTAACACAAAAATGTTTTGTTGTAGTTATCCAATTAAATCCGAAGATAAAATTTCAGGTCGCCACGCGCGCCGTTAGAACGTGACTATGGTATTTTTTTGTAAATAACGGCGTAAAATGAAAAACCGTTATTAAGTTTGATTGAGTTAAATGGGAGCCTTGCTATATAGAAAATCTATAACCTGTGGCGAACCCAACAACCCAGCAAACGAGAAATCGTCCGCAACAGATCGGTAAACCGAAATGGTGGAACCATTGAATGATGGGTGATATAAAGTGACAAGTGGGATTGGAGTCTTTGAAGTTCTCCGATCCGGCACTGTCGAAGTTCCGTACCGTGTGCCTGTCATATGGCCCGTAGATAAATACGGGACCTGGAATTCCGCAACTCCTTCAAAATTCAAGAAAATGGGTGTTCTTACCTCCGCAAAGCCGGGTTGGTATACCAGGCCTCCAGTGCCAGTCTTTGGAATGTCGTCCGTTTGGTAGACAGGCCAATCGCCGGCATAGAGCCCTTTTGGGATTGCAGCCACCTTCTTGGATAAATCGTAGTTAACAAAAACTGTGATAGGTACATTGTATTTGAAATCGGTGACTGGAACATCAACCACCACCTTAATTCGCATACCCCCTCTGCAAAATGCATACATGGGCATGATCGCTGAAAATAAATCAGTCTTGAACAACTCTGGAGCGTTTGCTGTAACACTTCCAGTTGCAACAGGAACAGGGGCCCACGGTTTAATCGTTACACAATTACCGGTGGCACCATCCACTGTCGCAGTAGCCGCTCTTGCAGCAAGCGGTAACGTCCTCACAAGTGTGTTGCGTTTAAGCAACTGGCGAAATGATGTTATCATCTCACCAGCACACATGGAAGACGGTGCTATCTGCAAAGAGGGTTTATGTGCAGTTGTTTCAGAATCCGATTTTACTACTTCGACCAAGCCCATCTGTGCTGTTCGCAGTGGTACATACTCTATTTCTCGTGACTGGACTATTGGATCCTCCTTAGCTTTCCTCACCTTCGTTGTCAATGCCACTACCTCCGCCGGTAAACCGTATGGTAGCACTGTTGAGTCTAATGGACCTGCGAAAGAAGCAGATTCCATATGACCAAACACTGCCACCTTAACAGTCTTTGAAACGATGGATGGACCAACAAGTGGGTTAAGAACCGCTATTTGGAGCAAACCCATGGAATTGTTCCACAAGTCTGCACCGGCTATCGATTCCCTTTCGTACTCCGTGCACAACCACGGTCGCACCGCCGTAAATGGTACTCGAACCCTAAACATCGAACACGTCGAAAGATCTAAATCTTCCGTGTGTGTAAAGCCAGGATTGTCGTTCAGTTCCGGTGATGCAAGCGTATAGTTGTAAAGTCGTAATGACACGCGCAGTCGCCCTGAGTGCATCTGAGTCTTTGCCAAATGGAAGGTGAAAACTAAGTCTCCCCTCCACAAAGCAAAGAATGATGAAACCCGGGCAGCTGGTGTCAACCGATCAACAAATCCTTTCTTCGACGCCGCAAACGCTGAGGTTACACCCATCGCATACGGTGTCAAATCAAATTGTGCAATCGCATCATCCGCCTTATGTGTATCAAGCCAATCAAAAGTGTTAAAATAAGCACTCCTCGCTGCAACATATGATAGCTGCATCTCGTCCTCATCCGTACCGGCTAAACCGGTCATCGTCTGCAATTCATTTCCTGCGGATAGGCCCAACATATGTGTTGTGTCGGACCCATCTGCGTTCAAAAAATTGCGCGCTGGTGCTTGCAACACCCGCGTCACAGGTGCCTGGATTGTGGGCTTCGAAAAACCAAACAATCTAAGCACATTTGAAGCAGCTGTTGAAAACAACGAAACTGGTTTTGACAACCAACCCATTCCCACATACGGTAATGTGTCGGCTATCACTCCTCCTGCTCGCCCTACTATGGAAGATATGGTACCTTTCGATTCCATGTCCTCCAATTCTGTTCCGATCTGAGCCCACTTGGTCGTTATAGGGGCATCCGTAGGCCATTCTAGCTCGACATCGATCAGGCTTCCCCAAACTGTGAAATTCACAGTCTGAGTACCTCCTGATGCGACCGCTATAAGTGAATTTAAAGAAATCTTTCCAAATGTTCCCTGTCCCGTCACCAAATTCACATAAATGTAAGGGGATATGTAAGGCACAACCATCTCAGTGCCTGTTTGATTAGCCAAATTAATCTTGGTATGCGACAACGCTGTCACCGCAACCATATCTGCTGTAGTCGGAGCTGAATTCGGCAATGATTTGTAAAACCAATTAGAGTGTTGTGGGATGTATTCGGAATAAGGAAAGAAAGACAACACTGCAAGCCCCGACTGTGATGGGTCTGAATTTACTTGAACCGTGATTTTCACACGGGCGCGAATACCCACAAATCCGCGTACCTTTTCGAAATTTTGTTTGTAAGTCGAATTGATAATTGCTGAAGGAAAATTAGCCGACCAAAGCTCTTTTCCTTCCGAAGAGGTTTGATCCCATACTCCTTGTGATAAAATCACTGGTCGTTTCAAAAAATCTTTAATGTCCCTCTCGTGTTTTGGACCGCAGCACTTCAACAAGTTTGGTGCTACGATCGTGTCTGTCGTGGAGTATGTGTCTGTCGTTACTGTCCCGTCATCTCTCATCACTACGGTATCTGCTGTCGTCGCTATTGTCGTCGTCATAATATCTGGATTTTGGTTGAAATTTTGTTCAGTAGGTTAAGTCCTTAAACACTTGCTAACCTAAGCAAATGTCGCACTAACGTTTCCCTGGATATCGTGAGGGCTGCTCACTCCCCATCCTGGGAGGTAAAATTAAATAATTAAGGGATTCATGCAGCAGCAATATTTTCATTCTTAAGACGTTAGAAATTTGTAAAATAAAAATAAGATCACACTACACAGCCAATTTAAAGTTTTAAGCCTCAACTCCCTCTATTACTACATCATCACTAGGGACATGATAATGCATGAAATCCTCAAGATACACATCCGGTACTTTCGACTCCATTGCCACCTTCACGATCTTCGGGGCCCACTCGTCAAAGGTTTCCCTTCCGTGAGCCGCTATCTCTTTCAAGACATCCTGAATGTTATCGGATTCTATCGTTCGTGGATCAGTTACACTATTGCGTCTAGTCCAGTTCAATGTTTCAAGCCTTCCCATCAGTTCTGACGGGCAGGTATGCCTATTCATCACATCTGACCATTTAAAAAATCTTTTCAGAAATTGTACCTGGGTCAGATCTTTAAAATCTGCCATCTCACCGGATTTCGCTGCGTCAGTGTATTCCATTCCAACTTTCTTGAATTCGTCTGTTAATCTCTGCATCGTCCAAAAGGTCGACGCTTCATCGGTCACAGACCAAACGTTGTCATCTCCATAAAAAACAATCCTCACGTTCTCGTTGAAACCTCTCATCGTTGCCAATTTCTTCGGTGCCATTTTCATCCATAAATATCTGAAAATGACAGCCAAATACGTCGACCCAAAATCCGAGGTTCCAAACACTCCTGAGGGCAATGAATGGGTTACCATATACGCTTTATCTCTCGACAAATGCACACAATACACCAACATTGACCACAGCTTTTCTCGAACATCGCTGTTCCTCGCATCTTCCTCATACATCTGGTCATAAATATCCTTCACTCCCCACAAAACTTGATCACTCAAAGTCCCATCGAGATTTCCAAAATCTCCATCACCAGCCTTCTTTGTTCCTGTCTCTTTGAGATAATTGTACATCTGCTCCCACTCGTTGGACCAGACATTCAATCCTACCGCAGAACTATTTCTAATTCTGTTCTCTCTAACACTCACTATCGCTTCCATGAAATACATCCTGAAAACAATATTAAACTCCATCGGTAACACCGTAAACACTCTCGTCTTTCCCGCATCCACCTTCGCTATTGGTCGCCTCTCATCTTTCAAACAATCGATTCCCAATATGTCGACTTGACATCCGCTATGAATAGCGTCAATCATGTCGAGACATCGCTTCTTCAACTCCGGAAAACCCGGGGCATTCACGTCAAATCCTTCTTTTCCCATGTAGTATGTCTTCCCTTTCATTCCGTGTCTCGTCCATCCGAAACCAGGGGAAGTCACCGCTGACATTGGGTTCCGAAGATTATCGCCGGGAACTCCCTGGATTGCGTCTTCTACGCTCAACACACGACAAGGTTCTTTTAACGGTTCCTTGTACATGCGCATCACGTCTCTCACACAAACTCTCAACAAAGCTGGGTCAACACTGGGAGGTGTCTTCGCCATCTTCTTTACTCCTATCATCATGGGATCCTTCATCTCGCCGTTGATCTCGAATGGTCGTAGTCTCGCTGGTTTCGTCGTTGGTTCGGTTAGTTTGTTGTACATGCTCGATCGTATGATGGTCGAACGTCCTATCTCTGGTGGTCCGCCTGTTATCTCGCAAATGGGATAAAAGTCGCCTTCCAAAAACTTTTCGATCTGTGGTCTGTCACCAAACGGCACAGCGATTTGGGATGATCTTGGGTATAATTCTAAAACCATATCAATATCATCCTTTGTCACTGCACACGCCCAGTTAATTCCATAAACCGATACTGCTACATGGATTCCCAATAACTTCCTCGGCATCATTTTTGAGGTCAAGCTCAACACTTGCCCACAATAACCTTGCTTCGTCGGTATTCGGTATTCATAAAGGTCTCGACAATAAATTGTCTGCTCCTTCTGCACAACTCTGCCGTCTACCACAACGGCCGGGAGATCATAATCCACGGAATCTCTAGCGTTTGCTTCGCCTGAGCCCACGAACATGATCACCTGTTTGTTCTCTGCTATCGGTCCAGACAAACACACGTTTAATGTTCCTGTCAATCTACCAAGGTCTTCATTCGTGACAAAATATTTTGTAATATCTCGTCCCGGGGGAATGCACCTTGACAAATTTAAGTAAACAACATCCGCTTGTTTGCCCGTACCCCAATCTTCTCTCGTGATCCAACATGAGTTCGCGGGATTCAAAAATTCAGAAAAAGCAATTTCTTTACCTTCTTCTAAATTTGGGTTCTTTAGTCGTATTGTTTCGGGTTTGTATGCATCTAGCCACAACATAAAATGATATGGCATCATCGCTATCCCTCCTTTCAGAACTGTTAAAGTCCCTATGGAGGCCTTTTCTACTCCGTTCTTCACTGGGTGGATCAAATACTGCTGCTTGAAGATCGCCGAAATCATGTCTTGCTGCGCCTTGTCGGACGCCATCTGACTTTCATTCGCTTCACTCTCCACATCAGCATCGATTTCACCTTTTTTCCTGATCGTTGCTTTTCCACGCGAAAATTTTCCAATTCTCGCGTGTTTCGGTTGGGTGGTCGGGTTATGGCTCTCTGCTTCATTATCGTTTTTTTTGGGATAAAAATATTTCATCCCTAATAAAGCAAATAAGCCAATCGTAATCGCTGTCTTGTGGTTTGCAAAAACGTATACTATCCAATCTTTGAAAGATTTCCAAATAGGGGATACTATACGCTCTTGCACTTGCATCACGTAGTCTTTTGTTCGTTGCCAATACTTCTCACACTTTATTGCTAATTCTGCCAAAGAATTCTTCTTAGATATTTTAACTTCCAAGAATTCTTCGACTTCATCAAAAGTAACAAAGTGGTCATCGAAATCAATCGTTGAAATGTCTTTTCCTCGCTCATAGGCCGCTAACTCACATAAAAGAATGCTTGCTCGCTTCCCGTTGTCTGTCAAGACATCTTCTCCTTCTAACACTCTCTGCGCATGCAAAAGCACTTCACCAACAGTGATGACCCTCTCTGGATCACCCATCTGCGCAAAGTACTTCTCACGTTCACCTGAGGCTAACAATTTCGCGTATTTCTGAATGTCTGAATTCAGATCCGTTCCTTTTGTCATCCTCTTTCTCATGTCCGCTTTACACAACGCCACCATCTCCTGAAAGGAAATGGCATTCTCGAAGTCGGGTCGCTGTCTGTTCTTTGCGTCAAATGGATAAAATTCGTAAACGTTCAAATTGATCGTCTGTTTCACTCCATCCACTATCGGCGCGTCTCTCGCTGCCTTCTCTTTATCTAATGTAATGACATGTCTGCCATTGTTTTCCATCTGGAGCTGATACTCTTTCTTAATCCTAACATCAAATGCCATCGTAAAACGATTCCACACCGCGTCAGGATAAGTCATTGAATCAATCTTGATGTTTCTATCATTTGTAGAACAAATGATCGCCTTGCTCGTGAAAAAAGAATTAGATTTCTGAGAAATGTCTGCCATATGCAATGGATGGGGGAAGTTCGATACTGATCTAATCAGTTCAAAGAACTCCAAATTCGGATTCGTGGTCGAATCTTTCATTTGTCCCCAATCATCATAAATGACAACATACTGTCCATTGTAGCCATCGTAAAACTCCTGCTCCTGACATCTCGCGTAAACTTGATCGCTCACTTGATCTGCCATTCCAAAACACTCTAACAACTCTGCTGCTAAGAAGTACTTCATCGATGTCTTTCCTATCTGCGACTCTCCTGTAAACCACAACAATTGTGGAACCATCCTCACGCCATCTGTGCGCGCAAAAATGTTCCTCGCTTGTTCGCCTATCTTCGAAGCTAAAACTAAAACTCTCTTATACGCCTCCACGGTCTCCCGCTTCATTGACGATTGATGTCTCCGCAATAAAGTATTGCCGATAATCCATAATTGAGCTACTCGTTCTATCTTTCCTCTCGAATCGCACGCTGACTTCATATCTTTCGCGGCCGTCGTAACTTCTTCCATCCATCTTTCAACTTCTGGATGCGCCACGCTCAAGCATGAGGAATGAATTCCCCACACTTTCTCCTCAACTAACGCCACGGCTCGGTCAAACCATCCTCGTACGTACTCAAAAACGTCCCCAAAACCCTTGCAGGCTCTGGGAAAGTCTGCTACTCGTCTCATCCAGAGATCGGGTGTTAACTCTCGGCACGGAAGCGCACCCAAGAGTCCACACGTCATCACTGAAAAAAACATTGGTACCAATGTGGGGATCCACATGTCCAATACGTCGATTCCTGTATTCATCTCTGCTCGTGGTCTCACTAAAAAGTTAATCCACTTGCGAAACAAATCAACCATCTCACTAGGTATAGCCAATACACCAGTCACTACGACAAGCAAAACATCTATAACTTCCATAGCCAAGCTCATTGTGCGATAAATCACAAACAAGCCCAACAAGGTTGCTGCAAATATTAAGACTGTCTTAATACTAACTGGTAAAAAGCCACACTGGGTGTCTAACAACCCGTTCACTACTCCTGGAATTCCTTTCACTAACTCGCGAAGCTCGGACATGGTGTCCCGAGCCTCACTCGCTGTGGCGTTAACTCCTTCCAAACACGCCGTTCCTGCTGCACTCAAACCTCCGAGTGGCCAAAAATTAATCTGGGCCACTCCTCTCGTCATCTCCTTAACCAACTTGAGTATTGCCGTAACAAAATTCAAAGCCGGTGTCGCAACTTTCAACGCACTCCTACAACAACACCTACTCAAAGGCCTCTTGCACAAGTTACACGCAGGATCAGCATTCTCAGCCGATAGTTGAGCGAAAGATCTTAAGCAATTGTATCGATCTTCCGAAACCATCTTCGAAAATACTGGACCTGGGTTCGACTCTACGTCTCCAGCTTGAAGCAACAGAAGTCGCTTCACTCTCTTTTCTGACAAATTGTGCTTAAGCACATACTTTATCATCTCTCTATCTTCCTCATCCAAGACAAATCTCTGCCATGACCTTTTGGGGCCAGGGTTCAACTCAACGTCACCGTCCATCAACAGCTTCTTCTGTAAATAAACAGAGACCGCATGAGAGATATTCCTCAATCCGCACGACTCTCCTCTCAATCTCTTTTCAACCTCAAGCAACACGTCGTATTTCCGCGCATGGAAAGCCCTCATCACCAACATCTTATGAAGTTGGTTTACAGACTCACAATACCCATCAAACTCCAAATTCCAAACTAGTTGAATTTCCTCACCAAAGACGTGATCAACCACATCCTGCTCAGGGAAGTCGTAACAATTCCTCAACAAACACTGATCTACCAAAGACATCGGCTTAGAAAACCGAATCTTCACCAACTCTCTCTCTGACAGATCCATGATCTCTCTCCGGGTCAAACCTCTGGTTTTTTTCGCTCCGCTCCCTGCTAATGAAATCCTGACAGGATAACATTTCTCGTCAACGTCCGGTAAACCGAACCTTCGAGAACACAAAGTATTCTCGGTGACACAATAG